GACAACTTGGGACTCGCACGGGAAGGCCGTCGCGACCGCTTTGAACCGAATTGAATCCGGGTCGCCGCCGGTCTAGCGTGGTTGGGAGTCGCGTCTACGCCCGGCCAACTGTTAACCATCTTCAAAAAAAAACTATCTTCCTTTCTTTGAAGCGCTTACATAGCTGTTTCAGAGTTCTAAGGCTCTTACCGCTATAACGTCATGGGCGGATGAACTGGACCGCGGCAAGCGAGGAGGAGTGCGGCGGGGACTTATCAGAAGAGCTGTGCTGGTGTCACAAACTTCTTCCTTCACAAGCTGTGTTCCATGCATCCGCGGCGAGATTCAAGGGCTTTTCCGGCCCGGTAGGTTCGGGTAAGAGCGCGGCGTTGTGCTTTGAGGCACTGCGGCGATCGTATTTAAACCGGGGCCTGCAGGGTGTTCTAGCTGCGCCTACGTTTGCGATGCTACGAGACGCGACTCTGACCAGCCTACTCGGGGTCATGGAAGAGCAGGATATCGATTTCGAGTATCGAAAGGCTGATGGAGAGTTGACGCTAAAAGCTCCAGAGAGCACCATGCTTCTACGTTCGCTGGATGAGCCAGAGAGGATGAGGGGAACAAATCTGGCGTGGTTCGCGATCGACGAGCTTTCTTACACGCGCGAAGAAGCGTGGCTGCGGCTCGAGGCTCGATTGCGGGATCCGAAAGCCCAATGCTTGTGCGGATTTGGGGTGTGGACACCGCAGGGACACGACTGGATTTATAAGCGTTTTATACACCAGCCAGTTTCCGGTTATGAATGCGTGCGGGCAAAGCCGTTTGAGAATCGATTCCTGCTCGATAAAACGCCGGATTATTATGAGCGGCTTGAAAGCAGCTACGATCCAAAGTTTTATCAGCAGGAAGTGCTCGGCGAATATCTGAACAGCCGCGTTGATCGCGTCTATCACTGCTTCAATCGGGCAGTGCATGTGGTGCGGCGGGCGTACAATCCGCGGAAACCTTTGCTGTGGGCACTGGATTTTAATGTTGCACCGATGAGCTCGGTGCTTTTGCAGTGGAACAACGAGCGGCTGGTAGTAATCGACGAGATCGTTCTCGAACGGGCAACTACGGAGGAAGCGTGCCAAGAGTTCGAGAACAGATACAGGGGGCATGCCGCGGGTCTTGAAGTTTTTGGCGATGCCAGCGGAAGAAACATGCACACCACAGGAATGACTGATTACACAATGCTGCAAAGTTTCCTTTACCGCGCGGGATTCCGGAACGTGAAAGTGCGTGTCCCCTCAAGAAATCCTCCTGTGCTCAGTCGAGTTCAAAAGGTGAACGCGCTGCTGACAAGCAGTCTGGGTGAAGTGCGCCTGGAAGTGGACGCGCGATGTCCAGAGCTGATTAAGGACTTCGAGGAAGTGATGTTCAAAGCCGATTCCGGGATCGTGGATAAAGCGCGAGATCCCAGGCGGACACATGCTTCTGACGCGCTCGGGTATGCAGTTTGGGAACTCTTTGGTGAAAAACCCGCGGCGGGCGAGATAGACAAGCGCCTGTTTTAGGAGAGCAGGAATTACAAGATGATGGACATCGATCGAGAGCACCCTGACTTTAAGCGGCAGAAATTCATGTGGCGGACGTACCGCGACTTATACGCAGGGGGTCATCAGTTTAAGTTTCGGGCGGGAGAATACCTGTTGCGCCGGCAGAAGGAGCCGCTGGATGTTTATGGCGAGCGCTTGCAAAGAGTATTTTACGAAAACTACATCGGATCGATTGTGGATTGGTACGCCGCAACTCTATTCCGGCGTGAACCGAGCCTCCAGTTCGGAGGCGGCATGGAGACCGGTCAACAATTTCTTTCACAACTCTCCGAAGATTGTGATCGACGCGGTACGAGACTTTCAACCTTCTTCCGGCAGTGCCTGATCGACGCGACCGTCGCGGGCCGAAGTCACATTCTGATCGATTTTCCACGCGCTGTAGTGGCGCCTGCCAATCGGGCCGAAGAGGAGGCTGCGGGATTATCCCGAGCATTCCTGATTCGGTATCAAGCCGAAGATCTTATTAACTGGAGCATGGATGAAAGAGGTGACTACGATTGGGTGGTTTTGCGGCAGTCGGTCCGGAGACAACGTCGGCTTGATTCGCCTGACATCGCTGAGGAGACTCACTGGTACTACTATGACCGTGCCGAATACCGGATCTATCGGCGTGTCGAGGGCTCAGATCAGCCGACAAGCATCGAGCTGATCGCACATGGCGTCCACGGTCTGGCCCGGCAGGCTCGGGTACCGCTTCTGACATTGCGGGTAAGCGAGGGTCTTTGGCTTATGAACAAGGCCGCGCATCTGCAGCTTGAGCATTTCAACAAGTCGAATGCGCTTGGCTGGGCTATCACCATGGGGCTTTTTGCGATGCCAGTTATCTATTCAGATCGCGAGTGGAGCCAAATCGTCGGCGAAAGCTATTACATCCAACTGGGGCCCGAGGACAAATTCGGATGGACGGAGCCGGATGGGAAAGTCTATCAGATCGCCGCGGCCAATCTTGAAACACTCAAGGAAGAAATTTATAGGGTCTGTTACGTATCCCAAGCGTCAGGTGAAATGAGCGGTGGCCACGCACAATCGGCGCTTAGTAAACAACTTGATTTCACGATTACGCAAGAGATCCTGCGTGCTTACGGGAACGTGGTAAAGGATTGTATCCGAAGAGTGCTAACTGCGATAAGTGAAGCGCGCGAAGACAATGTAATTGTGTCTGTATCCGGTCTAGATGAAGTCGACATCAACGACTTCGGAGTAGAGTTACAGGACGCAACTAACCTTTTGCAGTTGGGTATCGAGTCCCCCACCTTAAAACGGGAGATTTATCACAGGCTCGCCCTGAAGTACTTGAGTGACGCCCGGCAAGAGACGAAAGATCAAATTGCGCGCGAAATTGATGCGCAGATAGCGGGTTAAGAGAGGAGATTCATGGCAGATCACGTTGATGTGAAGACCGAAGGCGCACCGGTTGAAAAAGAGTCGATAGGCGGTTCTGATCTTCGGGATGTCGTTCGACAGACCATTGAAGAATTCGTTCGTAACGAGCGACGAAAAGCCGAGCCGGCTTACAAGGCGGAACTGCAAGACGAGCGAAGGCGCCGGGAAGGCTTAGAGGCGCGATTGAACCAACTGGTCGAAGAAAATCGGAAGGCGCGCGCCGTGGCGGAAGAGGCGGACAAGAATTCGCAAATCCGCACCGAACTGCAGAGACTAGGCGTGGCAAAACTGGATCTGGCATTCCGGGCAGTAAAAGACGATATCGTACGCAGCGAAGATGGCAGGCTACAGACCAGGGGCGCTGAAGGTAAGCCCTTCGAGGAGTACCTGGCGGGCTTCGTGCAAGAAAATCCAGAGCTTCTTCCCGCACGAATCGCGGGCGGGAGCGGAGCCCAGGCGCCCTCAAGAAAGGCTGTTCCGGGCGGGGGGCCCGGCATCGAGATCGACAAGATTAAGCCAGGAATGAGCAAAGAGGATCTCGATCGAGTACGGCAGGAAATATCACGTTTGGCGACGCAAGCGCTGAAAGGCGCTTAGGGCGCCAGTTGATTCACCAATGCGGCGCGGTGATTAGGGCTAGCAAGGCAAGCACTGAGAAGACTCGCTTTGTTTGAGCGCAGCTGGCTCTCGCGCATAGAAACAGAAGCTTAACCACAGGAGCACGGATAGATGCGCCTCGGTAGTATCTCGGTGCGCTCTGGTCCCGCTGACTTTTATTTAGGAGATTTATGTCAACAATTACGTCTGCCAATCTGGCGAATGCCATCGTGAAGCTTGTAGCTGCTGAGGCATTGCCGGCCCTTATGGGTAATCTCATCATGGGGAACTTGGTAAATCGCGACTACGAGCCTGTGCTCGCACATGCAGGAGATACGGTGAATGTACCGATACCGCCAGCACTCGTAGCGAACAATATTGCGGAGGGCGGCACCGTCACACCGCAGAACCCAAATCTGGGGAATGCTCAGATCGTTTTAAATACTCATGCCGAAGCAACCTTTCAGATCCCCGATGTGACAAAGGCGTTGGCCTTTCCCGGGTTGATGAAGGCATACATGCAGCCGGCGGTTATTGCAATTGCAGAGCGTGTAGAACACGACCTACTGGGTCTTTATGGCCAGTTCACGGCGAACACACCGGTAGGAACCGCGGGGACGCCCGTAACTGAATCAACAATCGATGCAGCGGAAACCGCACTGTTCGCGGCGATGGTGCCGCCAAGTGCACCTAAGTACCTGGTCGTCGATTCCAATACGTATTCGCAAATCAGGCAAATTCCTCGCTTCAGCGAGTATTATTCCTCCGGAGAAGCGGGCCTGAAGGCTTTGGTCGAAGGCAATGTGGGCAAAATGAAAGACTTTTTCATCTTCCGTTCACAATTCGTTTCGGTAACCGGCGCGGCTTCACCGAACGTGCACAACCTGGCATTTACCCGGGATGCGATCGGATTAGTAGTCCGGCGGCTACCTCAACCTCTTCCGGGGACCGGAGCGGTTGCAGAGTATGCGGAAATGGGCAACTTCGGAATCCGCGTTGTAATGAGCTATCAACCAAACACGCTGTCGCAGCAGTTTACCGTTGACGTACTCTATGGCTGCGGTGTGCTGCGAAATAACTTTGCTGTTCAGGTGAATAGCTAGGCATTCGAGGCTGTCGAATCTAATTAGGGAGCCGAGTAAGTAGCGGCTCCCCTTTTCGTTTAAGGAGATGGGGCGTGGACGTTAAACAGTACTATCGAAAAATGCGCGAAATAGAAGCGACTCTTCATGACGCGTACCCGCTGGTTATCAGCCTCGAGACTTCGGACGGCGGAAAAGCTGGGCTAGTTTCTGAGGTGTCACGCGAGCATGCGGCCAAGCTGATTGTCGAAGGTCGTGCCGTGCCGGCAAGCGGAAAAGAGATAGAACAATACCGGCAGCAACAAGCCGCCACAAAGAAAGCGGTTGAGAAGGCTGAACTCGCCCGACGTGTTCAAGTGGCGATTATCACTGACTCAGATCTGCAGAATCAGGTGACAGGAAGAACGAGCAACGATCTATTGAGCAGTGGAAAGTAGGGACCCATGGCCTTGTTCACTGACGCGGACATCGTCACCCTCAATGATCTCCTGCCATTCGAAAGCTCGCTGGTGCAGATCGCTTCCTCGCATGGCATAGACGTTCAAACAAAGATCGAGTTGTCGATCAGCACCATTCAAGACAAGCTGATGTTGTGGCTGGTAAACGTCGGAGCGTCGGATCCGCAGTGGATAAATCGGCGTTTACTTGGGCTATCCACCGTGGTAGTCACACCCACGCTGCATAAATGGTTGTGCTTTGATTCGTTGTCCCGATTTTTTGCCGAAGCCTACAACACTCAGCTAAATACACGGTTCGAAGGTAAATGGACCGAATACAAGCAGAATGCAAGCGATGCCGCTGAAATGGTCTTCATGTCCGGAATCGGCATTGTCTACAAACCGTTGCCGAGACCTGGAATGCCCGTGGTATCGGCGGGGACCGGAGATCCGAGCCCCGAGGCTCTGTTTGTACAAGCGGCATGGGTGGATGCAGCCGGGAACGAAAGCGCGCTGAGTCCAGTAAATGGTCTAATTCTGAGCGGCGTTTTGGATCTGACTGTGGCGATGAAAGAAGGCGTGGTTCTTGCGCCACCTTCCGCGATCGGGTGGAACTTATACGCGAGTAATACGGAAATGAACCTTACCCGGCAGAACACCAGCCTAATGACAATCGGCCAGCCATGGCACTTGCCGACATCCGGACTGGTAAACGGTCCTCCAGCGCTGAACGGTCAAGTGCCAGATTATTACATTACGCTTTCGAGACCAGTTCAACGGGGCTGACAATGTTGCCGGTTACCATCCTCGCTGCTCAAAAGATTTCTGATCTGCTTACGAACGCGAATGCGCTCCAGAAACAGATAAGCGCGATCGCTGCGTCATGCAACGTAAATCTACCTTTAATCACGTCAACGCAAGTAATTCTCAGTTCGGCAAATCCCAAAATCGATGACCTAAATTTGCAGCTGAGTTATCCACGCATTTGCTTGTATAGCGGCGGACTGAAAAACACGCTAATCGAGAAGTTCCGTTCCCTATCGGGGACGGTTTCGGTTGTGGCGGAGATCTGGGCGAGCGCGAACCTAGTGAATCAAACGGATCAATGGATTCACTTCTACGTTGAAGCTATGACGAACATCTTACGACAAAATATCGGCGACTTGGGTGATGGATTTTCTTTTTCTGGTGTGTATGACGTCCAGTTCGAGGCGCCTGTGGCTGGCGGGCTGGGCTTTGTGCAATCCGCAAAGGTTACTAGCAGCTTAGACGTAAGTCGGAATTAGGAGCGAAGAATGGCAGATTATATTTCTTCAAATGCAAACCGTTTTTACGCCGCGATCGAGTCAATCTACGGTCAAGCTGCAGCGATTACAGACGCGAACCGCTTTCCCGCCGTTCGGTTGGAGGGTCAACAGGTCTTACAACACGGTAAAAGGCTGGACAAGACAGGAACACGAACCTCTTTAGGGATGTCGAAAGATGCACGGCGGCAGACGGCGTTCGAAACTCGAACGTATCTGACATCTTGGAACGGAGTTGGGGAGCCGCCTTATGGCCCCCTGTTCCATGCGGCTCTTGGTGCAACGCCGCAACTGAGCACTGGGCTGATAGTGGCCGCAGTCGAGAGCTCGACCGAAATACAGACGACAACCGATCATGGACTGTCGGTTGGCTCCGCAGTTTCGTATGGAAACGAAATTCGTTTTGTGACGGGCGTACCGAGCAGTTCCACGATCGCAATTAACGCTCCGTTCACAAACGCCCCGACGACGAATGCGCCGCTTGCGCCGACGACAACGTATGCCCTGGCGACAACACTCCCGAGCGCCACGCTTTACGATTACTGGGATCCGGCTACGGCTGTAGATCGCATAATCACCGGGTCCGGGGTCGACACATTCGAAGTATCGGTGAACGGCGACTACCATGAGTTCGCTTTTAAAGGACCTGCTGCGGATCTCATTGACTCCAGCAGTTTTGTCACAGGAATGGGCGGACTAACTAAGTTTCCGGCAGAACCGACGTTGTCTCAGTTTGACTACTCGATTGTCCCTGGGCACTTGGGCGAACTTTGGTTGGGCAGCACCGCGAGTCAGTTCTTCACGCTGACGGAGGCGACTATCGAGCTAAAGAACAATCTTTACCTGAGAAACCAAGAATTTGGGTCATCCTATCCGCGGGCCCTTGCGCCTGGACCGCGGCAGGTCACCTCGACGTTTACGGTTTTCGCCCAAGATGATGATCAAACCGTCGCCTTGTACACGGCAGCAAAACAAAGAAGTCTCATCTCGGCCATGTTGCAGCTGGGACAACAACAAGGAAGGCTAATGGGAATTTTTTTGCCTGAGATCACGCCGGAAATTCCGATTTACAACGATTCGGAAACGAGATTGCGATGGGAATTTAAAAACAACCTCGCTCAAGGGGTCTCAAACGATGAGATTTATGTCGCCTTTGCCTAAAACCTGTAGGTACTCCAGCTTGCTCTGGCACGAAAGCCAGGTCTTAAAGGGTGTGCGCTATGCGACTCGCAGAGCTTCGCTCTCCGGACGGCTCGAGTTACTAAATAAAGTCAGAGAGCTGGTATTGCGGAATGAGTTTTTGAAAAATGGCGAGCCCGCGGAACAGCTAGAGGCTTCAATGGCCGATGCGATGGTGCAACGGCTATATCTGGAGTGGGGTCTCGCGGAGATCAATGGATTAAACATTGACGGACAGCCGGCGACCACGGAGATGCTGATCGAGAAAGGGCCTGAAACTCTTACAGATGAGATCATAACCTCCGTTCAGGCTGAGCTTGGGCTGTCTGAAGAAGAAAGAAAAAACTCCTAATCGCATTCCATTTTCAGTTTTCCTCGCCAGCCGCGTGGAAATGCGATAGTTGCCGGACAAGCGGTTTGGTGAAGATCCGAAGTTGCGCATGGATGCATGAAGAACACGAAGCGAACACAAAGGCAGTTTGGGCACGCGGTGAAGTTTTTACAACTCAGTGTCCTAAATCGTTAATTACTGCGCAGAGCTTGCATTTTCTAGAGCAGTTCCGGGTATGGGAAGGATCAGGGCGGGGAAGTTTGTGGTCTATGGCGGCTAAGTCGGCCGAGGCCCTTCTTGTCTTGGAACAGGCATGGCGAATGGAGAGGAAACGTGATGAAACTTAACAGGGCGTTCTCAGATCTTGTCAATCAGCTATCCCATAACAAACCCACCACATCGAGTATTAGCAAGCTCATTTC